ACCAGCTAAGACGCCCCCAAAGCCGCCACCCGCAGTGGCAGCCAAACCCAATAGTATGAAGCATGGCGGTACTGTCGAAAAGACTGGACTTGCTTTGGTTCATAAAGGAGAAGAAGTAGTGCCTGATAAAGATACAGTAAAACTTTCGCACCACAGGGTTGTGATGCACTTGCATAAAGGCGGATTGCACCGGGCACTTGGTATCCCGGAAGGAACGGATATTCCCAAGGAACGTGTTGAGGAAGCGACTCACTCCAAGACGCCCCACATCGCCGCGATGGCCCACCTCGCGCAAACGATGGGCAAGTGGCATCACGGTAAGTAACACGGTTGATCGGGGAGGATCATGCGTTTAGAAAATTTAGCAGTCCTGTATAACAGGCATAGGCATGATCTAAACTACCATTTCAAAGACCTAACCGACACAGATTTTGATATCTCGGCTGAGCGGAGTTTTGCTAAGCTGCCAGACAATCATAAATTGTTGGTACGTGATTCATTTGCAAAGGAATTCGGAGCATCGTCGTACGATGCTGTCCTTGCTGATGACAAGGCTAACTTCGACAAGGTATTGCAACGCTATAGGTTTTTGTCGCAGACTAATCTGTTTTTTCTTTGTCATCTGTTGGAAAAATACAACCAGACTACGTACTTCACTCATGAGGAAATATGCAACGCGCACTTCATTCAAAAGTCGCCACTGTTTCCTACATTCGAGCACTTTGCTAATCAGTACACGGATTTGAAAGAAAGTCTATTGCTGGTGCCAAGAGGCGGTTTCAAAAGTTCTATCGACATGGCTGATTGTGTGCAATGGATAGTTTGCTATCCAGCAATTACCATTGCTATCCTAACAGGAACCCTGTCATTAGCGAAAGACTTTGTTGGCGAAATCAAATATAATTTTACTTTGGAAGAGTCCTCTATGGTTGACTCCAAAGGGAAAATGGTATATGTTCCGCGTAAACTGTCTGACCGTGAGACTGGTGAGTGGAGCAACAGTTTGTTTCAGATACTGTTTGCCGAACATTGCATTAAACCCACTAAGGTCGAAGAAGGAACGCAGATCGAATTTCAGACTCCTGCGGGCGGAGACGAGAAAGAGCCTACTATCAGAGCGGTATCGATTGAACAGGCTTTATCGGGTACTCACTTTTGCGTCATGAAACTTGATGACGTGGTGACCAACGAGAATAGTCAAACACTTGATCGCATCTTAAAAATTAACAAGCAAATATCCATCAACAAGGCCATGCTTCATCCGTACGGGATTTTTGATGTCATTGGCACTTGGTATGACGAGACAGATTACTACGGCTTGACTATCAAACATGAAGAGAAGGTCGCTATTGAAGAGGGCTTGCTTGAGAATATTCGCGGCTCGGTCGATAGCGGGCGCTTCAACAGTCATGTTGCATGGAGGGTTTACCTGCGTGCTGCATGGTGGCCGACCGAAGAAGCTGAGAAAGCCGGAAAGATCGAAGAGGAGATGAAACGTGAGGATTGGGTACTCTGGTTCCCAGAGCGACTCACTTACACGTTTCTAAAGAAAGAAAAACGCGATGAAAAGTCTGAGGGTGGCTTCGAAATAAAATACCTTAACAATCCAAGAAAGATTAATAAGGTCAAATTTCCCCGTGAACTTCTTGTTCGACGCACCATACCTCATACGCAATTTCCACAACAGAGAGGTGTTATTGTAACTACAGTAGATGCGGCCTATTCTACAAAGAATTGGGCGGACTACACGGTTATCATCACAGCGCTCATCTTTGGTGGACGCTTCTACATTTTGAACATGCGTCGGGGCCGTTTCAGCGAATACGAACTTCCGCAGGTGATTGCTTCGGTGGGTTATAAATGGAAACCGAAGCGCATTGCTATCGAAGATTCTGTTGGCGTCAAATGGCTACAGCCTGAAATACGGCGCGAAATGGCTAAGTTAAGAATCAGCATTCCTTTGGAATTTTGCTCACTTGGTCTTGGAACCAAGAGGCGATCCAAACTAATGAAGGCCAAGCCGGTTGCGAGACTGCTTGGTGACGAGCGGCTACTTTTCCTCAATTCCTGCGAAGGGCTTGAAGAGATTTACAATGAGCTTGAAAAGTTCACCGGCACCGATGGCGATGCGCACGACGATATCGTGTCGGCAATCTCACTGTTGGTGGATCAGTTCATTGGATATGCCGACATGGATTCTAAGATCAACACTATAGACATGGATTATGTGTCCGATCAGAAATCAAAGGCGCAGCACGATTTGGTTTATTGCCTCGGAAAGTATGCACGGTTGAATGAGAACGGTAACTCGATTGACGACAATCCTGTAACCCAGTATCAAATTGAACAATCTGGTCAGGTTGCGGTTAGTAATGAACCGTACTTTGACCCGCTGGGAGATTTGAACTGATAGTTTCTTCATTTTATGGTACAATAAAAATGGAGGATTTTTATGTATCGATTAGTTTGGTTCCATGAATGTTGACCAGAATCAAAAGGACTGACCCCCGTATTCTCGAAAATATGTCCCATCATTATTCAGCACCGAAAGGATTTGTAGGCAGAAACATTTGCTATGCAATTGAACATGATGGTTTGTACTACGGAAGTATAGTTGGAGGTTCCAGCACACTTCATCTTGCAGGGCGGGATGAATTCTTTGGAATCACTGACAATAAGCAAGATAAACTTCGTAAAATAGTAAACAACATTTTTTACCATATTGAACCCGTCAATGGGCAATATCCGACTAGAAATTTCAGCCAGAAGGTTTTGGCAGAGTTTCGGGCTAGAATTGTACTAGATTGGAAAGAACAGTATGAAGATGATGTTTTAGGATTTGAGACTCTTGTGGAACTTCCACGTACAGGTGAGATATATAAAAGAGACGGATGGGCAGAAGTCGGATTGACTAAAGGTTTCACTTGTAAACGGGTGGCTGGCCAAGGAACCGACAACTGGACAGGAAAACGTGTTTGGGATACGGAGAATTTGCGCCCCAAGCGTGTGTTTTGTCGAATGATAAAGGGAAATTGATGCACGTATACCTGATTCAGAACAAAGCGAACGGTAAAGTGTACGTTGGGCAACACTCCGGTGATGACCTTGATGCTTATCTAAAGCACAATATACGCCATGCCTTGTCTAATCAAGGGAATAAACTTTTCCTGTACCGGGCAATTCGCAAATATGGTGCAGATGCGTTTGATATTCGGACCATTTACACGCCTGTTGATAAACAGGATATGGATAATGCGGAAATCGCTTTCATTAAGTTTTTTGGATCACAGAACGAAGAATTAGGTTACAACATAACAGCAGGCGGTGGTGGGAGATTAGGAACACATAACCCTCACAGTGAGGAAACAAAAGCTAAGATGTCTGCGGTTCGTAAAGGTAAACCAAAATCTAAAGAATGGGCAGAGAAAATAGCAGCACCGCAACGTGGTAGGAGTCTTACTCCTGAACACATTGCAGCGCTTCGTGCTGGGCAGAAAGGTTGTAAAAAACCACCCCGCACTGAGGAGCATAAAGCAAAGTTGGTAGCCAGCAGGTTGGCAAACCGATTGAAAAATCTGGAGGCACAGAATGCCAACAATTCCTGTTGATGGCGGCAATCCGAATAGGGATTTAGTCGCGCAGGATTACAAAAAAGACGGGGAACTTAAAAGTAAAGGTGCAGAACTGGCGTTGGTAGTTGGTTCCGCATCGCAAGCCGAGAACTTTATATCAAATCGTCAATACTCGCTCCTTTGGCGTGACGCAGACCTTAACAAAATGGGGTCACTCTACTGAAAGGTAGGTGTGAGAATTTCCTTTAATCAAGCTGAACCCTGAAACGGGAACAGACTGCAAGCAGGAGTAATCCGGGCAGCAGTAGAGACTAAACAAGGAAACATCCTTCGGGATGATGCGATAGTCCGATCTCATGGGAAAAACAACCATGAGCTAACACAAATGTTTATTCCAGTCACCGAGACCCATGAGCGTTTTCGAGAACACCTTTAGAATCAATAACTTGGGGGCAACTTACTGAAAGGTAGGATTGCGAATTTCCTTTAATCAAGCTGAACGCTGAAATGCCAACAGACTGCAAGCAACCGTTAAGGTGGGCAGCAGTAACGACTAAACAAGGAAACATCCTTCGGGATGATGCGATAGTCTGATCTTACGGGAATTACAACCGTAAGCTAACACCAATGACATTCTCGAACCAAATGTCCAAAGATTTACCGTCGCTAAAGTAGTCAACGCAGTAGTTCCGCAGTTGTATAAGGGATTGTTCTATGAAGACCCGCCAATGGTCCTTCGTCCAAGGCCGGGTACAAGCCAGAACGTAACCGATGCTAAGACAGCACTGTTTGCAACACTGCTGGAGCAATGCGATTTCAAGACCGAAACCAAATGGGGCCTAGAACAGATGGCCCATCAAGGTACAGGCATCTGGAAATGGGGCATCACATACAAAAAGATTATTACTCGTAAGCGTGTTGCTTCTGTCGATAAGATGATTAGCGGCACTCCGGGTAATACAGAACAGGTTAACATTCCGAAGGATACACCTCCGGTTATTACCACTGATATTAGATTCGTTCCTAGACCTTTCTTCGAGGCGCGTGAGCTTAGTAGAGTCCTTGTCGATCCACACACAGAGCAAGGTGACATTCAACGTGCAAAATATGCCATCGATGTTCGCTACATGGACTATTACGGACTGAACGAACTGAGACAGTCCATTGATAGCCTACCTGAAGGCCATTTGGATAAGAAAGGATGGAACATACCTGCTGAAGCTGAGTTGAGAAGTTGGTGGATGCCCCCTACAGACGCAGGCATGCCGCAGCAGCTAGTTTCGGATTCTGCCGCATTCATTAAAGGCGTTGTGCATCACGCACAGGAGCCGAATACACAGAATTCACCGGATTTACTATTCCGTAAGTTTGAAGTGTTGGAGTATTGGGATAAGAATAGAAAGATTCTGGTCATAGATCGTAAAAAAGTCATCTATGCGGGGGATAACCCATTCGGGCAGTTGCCTTTCTTTTCGGCTAATTGGTGGAATCGTCCAAGGGCTTTTTATGGTATGGGTCTCGGCCTCATTGTCGGACAGAACCAGCGTGTAGATCAAGGTGCTATTAACAGCATATTGAAGATTCTATCCTTTGGGGTGAATCCGATCTACTTACGTAAACGTGATTCAAACTCACCGACGCAGATGATTCGCACTGGGTTGGGGCGTATTCTCACCGTTGACGGCGAAGTAAACGACGCCTACGGATTGCTGGCAACTCCTAAAGTTCCCAGCGATGTCTGGTCTGCTTTGGCTGAATCTGAGAAAGCGACTGAATCCAGTTCGGGTGCCGATCAAACTCTTGTACAGGGGTCTTCGGCAGGGCCGAGATCGGGTATGGGACGTACAGCGGCGGGCGCTAATAATATGGCGAACGCCAGCGCGACACGTCTTGACGGTCCTTTGGATAACTTTATCGAACAGGTATTCAAACCGTTTCTTTACGTTCTCGATATGCTTGTATTTACTTACTTCTCCGATGCCGAGATATTCAAAATCCTTGGCGAAGAGATGGGTAAAGATTTTGAAGTCAGTCTTCAGGAGTTTCACGACGCACGTATAGAATTTGAAACGCTTGCGGGTGCAAGTCTTGCTGCAAAGCGCACAATGGCGCAGTCCATGACCATCATCGAGCAGGTTTTTACGAATGCAGCGATCATGGAGAATCTGGCTGACATCAATGAAGAGTATATCGACATAAAACAGATTCTGAAGATGTGGCTCCAGTCTACTGAGTGGAAAGACTTCAACGATCTGATTAAACCGTTAACAGCACAGATGAAACAGAAGCGCGCGGCCCAGCAGCAGCAGGCTCAGCAGCAGAATAAAACACAAAGCCAGATGCAACTGAATCAGCAGAAAGGAGCAATCCAAGCTAACTTGGATAACGAAAACGCTGACAGGCGGTTCCAAAAGGACATCGTTCTTAGTGCTTTGAAGGGCAGCGGTGAGTCGGAAGCCGATACAGGGCAACCGAGTGGCACCGGCTTAGAAAGCTCTGAGACATTTGGACAGTAAGTAGTGGATTTTCATATAAGGGTCAGTTAACCGCTGACCCCGCTCCTTGGGAGGGGAAGCGAATGTTCTTCGGAAAAGCTATAACTGGCTTACTGCAAATCGTTCGAGAGGCTATCACGTCAAAGAAAGAACTAGAGAATGAGCGTCGTCGGTTGCGCGAAAATCTTAATGACTATCGATCTACAAAAGTTGAGAACACCAGATTGTTGAAGGAAAATTCTCAACTTGTCAATGAAATGCTGATCTTAGAGGGCAAACAATCACAGTACGACACTGATATCGCTTATTTACTTAACCTCACAAAGCGCACACAGGCTTTGCAAAAACGGAAGGTTGCTAATGGTCGATAATGGGAACTTTTCCCTGACGGATTTATTGAACGCTACCGAGAAGAGACTAAATTATCCTAATACTCTAGAGGAGGGTTAATGGAGAACAATTTTTCTGAAGTGATGAATGGAGAATTTGAACCAGATATTGATATTTCTGGACAAGAGCGCAACGATTTGGCAGCCGTGATGACGATGCCCGGTTTTACAGTAATCTGGAAATTGATGAAGGCTTCTGTAGATCAGATTGGTTTGAATTTGATGAACACTGCTACCGGTAATAACGATCAAGTTTTGGCAAAGCATCGGGATTGGAAAGTAGCTGGTCAGTTTGCTACTATCTTGGCCAACCTGATGAACCGTGAGAAAGAGATTTATGTGTCCCGTATACCTAACCCAAAGCCAGTAGATTCTGGTGCGGGTTTGGATATTGGAGAATTCACCCAACCGGGTGAAACTGCGGATGAGGAGCCGCTATTCTGATGAGTGAAGTAATTGAGCAGCCTGTGTTAGAAGAACAGAGATATATATATCAGCCTATCGATGAAAA